AGGAGAAACAGTCAACTTAACTTCTCCTGTTTTACTTTGTAGAGCGGCGTTTACACTTGCTATCCTGTCCTTAATTGCAGGGTTGATACTTCCTACTTTTAGTGTATAGCCAGCATTTTTAAGTATAATGTGATCTGTTATACCTCCTGCTGATGTTCTGCGTTGTGCACCACTGGCATCTGGGAAGAACTGCACTCTTCTATCAGGATACCTCATAGTTATTTCATCTACCAGTTCTTGTGTATGACTGTTGTATATTTCTATTTCATCAAATATATGTATGCCCTGTGCGTGTTTGAATCCTACTACTGCACATATAGGGTCTATGTTAAAGTCTCCTCCTATTAGAAGCGGTATACGAAGGTCTGTGGGCACATCTATAGTTTGTACATTGTGTTCGCCAAATGAATAATATACTACTCCACTTGCGTCTACAAATTGTGCTTCAAACTCCTGTCTGTATTCCCTCTCCCCCATATCCTGTTTTGCTTGAACAAGTTCTAACTCCGGCACATTACCACCTTCTGCTGTTGTGAACTGCCAACTATTCCAATCGTCTTGATGTTTAGCATTCTCATAGAACTCCCTAAACCAGTTATAACCCATAGGTGTTCCTATGATTAAGGCACTACCATTCTTATCTGATAGTGTGGGTCTTATTGCTGTCCATATTTCTTCACTTACTGAACTTGCTTCATCTATAACTAAGTGATTTAAGCCTATACCTCTTACACGGTCAGGTGTATCAGCACTACGCAACATTATTATAGAACCATTGACTAATGTTATTTCCAAATTGCTTTCATTTATTTTCTTTACCCAGTTCCTTTCTCTCATTATTTCTTTTAGATCAGGCCATAGTATTTGTCTACACATACCGTGAGTAGGTGCTACATACATACATTTTGAATTAGGGAATCTTGCGTGTTTGGCTAAACTTGCTATACTGGCGTATGTTTTACCGAATCGCCTACCTGCCGCAACTACTTTGAATCTAGCAGAATCATTTAATATTTCAGTTTGTTTTTCAGTCAACTTCATACTTCTTCAAACCATTGTTCCGGTAGTGGATTGTTTTCTAAATCTGTTTTGTTTTTCCAAGCAGTTATTCTGGTTTCTGCTATATGTACATAATCCGGATCTAACTCACAGCCTGTAAAGTCATAGTCTAACTCCACTGCGGCCATACCTGTTGATCCTGATCCTGTGAAAGGATCTAATACTTTACCACCCTGTGGTGTCACCAATTTGATTAAGTATCTCATCAGTGCCACCGGCTTAACGGTAGGGTGGTTGTTTCCTGATGCTTTGCTTTCTACCATTGCTTGTAGTGTGACTTGTGGTATGGTATTACCATCTTTATCAACAGCATTCCTGTTATCATCATATGTGCCACCTAGTTCTCTCATAGCATCTCCCATTGTGTAAATGCCTTTTTGATGTTCTCTAATCTTTGTCATTAGCCTATGGCTGTTTGTGCCTATGCTTGGGTCCCATAGTGGATGTTTTTTCATATCCTCAGGATTGTTAAAGGGTTCTGGTTCTGGTGCTTCAAATCCGCAATGACGCTCGGCACGGCTTACTTTGGGACAATAGAAGAACTTTTGATAGCCTTCAACTTCACCTAACACATTTGAAGGGAATCTACCTTGATCGTGCCATTCTGCAGGCTGACTGGGTAGCATACCATTACCAAAATCACCTTTTTGTTGTCTTATTCCTTCTGCTGTATTTGGATTGCCTAACTTGCTTCCATCATAATCAATCCTTGTGGCATCTATATTGAGAGCACCTACACCCCATTTTAACACATTATCCACACCGCTACCCTTAAATGGCTTACGGGCCATCACTATGGGTTCGTGTGCTGGTTTTAATGCTGTTTTCCAGCCTTCTAACTTGTTTTCAACGCCTCTTTTGTTTAAGGCTTTGCCCACATCCTGAGCCTTGGGGAATCCTGATGCATATAACCACATCAATTGATCTCTGATTTCGAATCCCACTGATTCTATGTTTGTGGCTAAGTTGTGATATGTTCTTGCGGCACTGAATGCCAGTATGTATCCACCTGGCTTCAACACTCTAAAACATTGTTCCCAGGTTTCTATGGCTCCAGTATTTTTGTCCCAGTCTTTAGATAAGAACTCTATACCATATGGTGGATCTGTGACTATGCTGTCGAAATGATTGTCTGGATATCCTTTTAGAATATCTATATTGTTTCCCTCTATAACTTTAGTCTTCATATCTTTACCCCTATAAAGTAGAGAGACCCTTAGGGGTAAGAGTCTCTCTGTGTACTGATGAACATTATGTGAATGTCTGGCAACTTTTCATATAGGAACAATTATTATTGTTTTGAATGTTCATCATTATGTTCTAACCATGGTAGAACATTTGTACTCTCAGTATTTATCGGATTGTCTGTAAATCCAAGTAAATTCTTGCTGAGCCAAATCTGTATTGTTGGTTGATTCTTATCTATTGCATTATGCAACATAGCCTGCATAAGTCTTTGTTTTGTTCTCTGTCTGCTTTTTACTACTTCGTGGTGAAAGTGATCCTTAAATGTTGATTCTTTACAACCGAAGTATTCTGCCATATCTTTATATGTTAAATGTAGTTCTGCTAACTTTTTAACATCTTCCAGTCTTATAACTGTTTTATTGTCGCCCTGACCTACAATTATACCGGTAATTGTTTTCTCACCGTATTTGCGTTTGGGTTGTGTTCTTGTGGGTTCTGTTGCACCGTCTGGTACTGCTAAAAGACATTCTGCATCTTTTTGCACTATATTAGCGGATTCTTCTGGTATTTGATCGTCCATTGTTACTCCTTCAGTATTTGTCGCTACTGTATTGCGTATTTGTATTTATCTATTTAAGAATTTTTGTTATGTCTATTGATAGTGGATATCTGACGTTTTTTCCACTTTCCCTGTGTTTTAGCATAATATTCTCGCTTTATAGGTGCTTCTAATAGCATATCGTCTAATATAACATAATTTCTTTGTTGTGATTTAGGCATTTCCCATAACAGTTCTAATGTTCTTAATTGTATTTTTGAAAGTTTATCAACACCTTTAGTGACTATTTGTTCATATACCCAAGCAAAATGCTGTTCGTGTGTTAAATGAGTGTCTAATAGGTTTCTTATCTGAATGTCTGTAAGCATATGATTATTTACAGAAAAGGAGAAGAGTAGTGTGTTTATTTAGGTATGCTACGACTAAAAGGAATCAAAATTGTCATACCTAAAGTGTAATGAATCCACACACTACTCTTATGTTAAACAAGTCCTTACGACCACAGCGGACCAAACTGTATAAACAAAATATACTATAACTAAAAGGAGTTAGCAATTACTCTACTAGTATAGCATCTTTTAGATGTTTGTCAACCGTATTTGTAGAAATCTTTATCATTATTTGATCTTTTATATTCGGCTTGTAGTCTTCTGTCTTCTGCAAATAGTTCTTGTACTGAATGTTTTATATCGTCTAATTCGCCATTTATAATATCCATACTGAGCTCTACAGGATCAGCAGTTATAAACTTTTTGTGTTGTTGTATAATATAAGCATATTCGTCCTGCATTATGTGTGCAAAAGGTATATAATCACCATCTGGTCTAACAGGATAACTTAATCTACGCCATTTATCGAAATCTATCATAGGCCTTTCCAAAATTGTTTAGCACTATATATGTCGTCCCATCTATCACCTGAGCCTGTAGTTTGTATTAGGGTATTGCTGTGACTTTGTTGTTGGGCTTGTTGTTCTTCATATTGTATGCGTTGTTTGTGATCCTGTATATCCGATTCTGTTTGGTCCCAAGTAGTTCTATCCTGCCAAGCAATTATAGGTTCTTTTTCAAACTTAGCATAAGGCCCCAGTATATCCTGCAAATAAACGGTGGCATCTAATAGGGGTAGTGGTTTTTTAGTATATAAACAATCGTGAACTATAAGCATAGGATCTATACCAAGTTCTTTTACTACATTTTGTATTGCTATGTTTTCTGTGCTCTGATAATCATATGCACATTTACAGGCTATTGTTTTACGACTCATAAATTCTATTTCTTTTTTGTATTCGGGCTGTTTATATTTTTCTTCTATAATATCCTTATAGTATTTTATTTCTGATATTAGACCCTGTACTATTTCGTGTTGCGTAAATCGGTCTCTGTCATCTGGTTGCATTATAATTTCTTTCAATTTACTATAACTATTGCTTACATCTAAGCCAAACGATATTGCTGTTAAGGCTTCTTTTATAAACTTTGTTTTGATAACTTGATGTGCATTTGTGTTTATAATACAATCTTCTACTAAAGTTTGTCTAACACGATCTTTGTTTTCCACTAGGTCAACCATATATGGTAGTCTCTGCTTGGGGTTGTGGTTTCTTATAAGCCACAACATATAACTGAATACACTGGATTTAATATCGTATCTATAACAGTCGCCTAAAGCGGCTTCTCTGATCTTCTTTTTCATACCCTGTAAATTGTTTGTGCCGGTCAAATACATTCTGCCATAATCACTATAATGAAAGTTATTGTCCACATAACCCTCCATATCTGCTCTTTCCATCAGTGTTTTTGCTATTAAACGATCTCTGACATTTATATTGTCTGCAAACTTTAACCAGTTATCCAAACTGTTTGTGTCTATTTCTGTTCTCCATACAGGTTCGCTATAGTCCGTTGCAGTATTATCTTTTGAACCCCAATTAACCGAATACCTATAGTCTAATAGATCATCTAATTTAACTAGTGGTTGTATTTGTGTAAGTTGATTCTTATTGTTATTGACTGAATAACCTTTTTCTATAACTCTCCATAAAGGATATGCTAACTCTAATACATCTAACCAGTATAATTTTTTATTTGACTGTTTGTCTGTAAACCTATATGTTAGGTTATCTCTGATATATTTGTAAGATACTTCTGATATTATGCCTTTGCTTGTGACATTTTTTAACATAGCTCTAACACAGATATCTATATAATCTTTTGCTATAAGATCATAAGAAGCACCAGTCGAGAACTTACTGGGTAAACATATGGTTTCCATAAAGGATACTATATCTTTTAGGATATATCCTTTTAGTTGTGGGTAACTATTGTATTTAATATTATGTTGTTCTTCCATCTTGTGCCCCCTATATAGCCTGTATGTTCCTACCTAATATACTTAATATATCATGAGTGTCACACGGCTCGAATTAGTATATATTATACTATATTTTTGCTGAAATGTCAATTATGCACTATAGAATGATACTCTTTTAGGTAGTTCATTCTTTTCGTTTGTTCTCCAGTCCCAGCCTACATCTTTCTTCAAATCTGTGTTAGCATACATTTTAGATACTACTTCCATAGAATATTTTAAGAAAGGCAACTGTTTTTTAGTGAAATCGTGTCCTTTATTTCTTAAGACATTTGCTACAAATCCTGCTGTATAACTTAAATAACTGTTTACTGCAGGTTTACCACTTACATCTTTGAAATAACCACTGGTAGGGAATTCTGTGTCTTTTGCTGTGACTAATTGCCATAAACTTATATCATATGTGCTGTCACTGGCACTCATACTGCAACATTCTATACAAAACCTGTTTAGCCAGTTTATTATATAGTCTTTGTCCTCTTGATGCATATAAACATAGTCATTGTCGTCTGTGTTTTCTCTAAATGCTATAGACAGGAACTTACCATTGTCTTTTCTTAAAGGTATATTAGGTCTATTCTTATTGATTATTTTCATAATTGCTTCCTTGCCCTATGGGCTGTTTAATTTGTGATCCCTGTTGGTCTACAAGCAGGATCTTTAAGTCACCAGACTTATTTGCTTCATAAATATTTATCAAAATTATTATAATTGATAAATATAAATGAGTAAGGCGATACGGTATGGTATTCTTATCATACTTTCAAATAACAATGGTATCTCCGAAAATATTGATGTAATTTACCGCCTTACTTACCCTTTTTTATTTGAATTGCGATATCCACTCTTCATACTTTTCATGTTCAGGCATTAGCCAACATTTTTGACGATTGAAACGACTATCTTTTTTCCAACTACCATCATTGCCAATGGGTCTACCAGGAACTGACATTTCTGCTTCACAATCAACTTTACCATACTTTCTCAATCTCTGATATATTGTAACTGGGTGCATATCATATTCTAATCCTAACTCATAATATGTTTTACCATATATCTGTTCTGCTAGACTGGGTTTGGACTTTCTCTGATATGGTGACCCGTAATTGTTTACTCTCATGTGTATATTTGTAATAGTTGTATCTTCTCTTTGTGCTATTTTGTATGCAGGTTCTCCCCATTTTTCTTCAAATCTGCTTGGTTTTAAGAACATAGGCTTACCTGTAAATTGAAATCCTGTTTTCTTAGGCATTTGTGGTCTCCTTATAATATATTCTTATGTTACCGTCTACTAGTTCTGCTCTTTCCACATCTGGTTCATCTTGAAATGATTTCAAAACCGTTTGTGCATCTTTAGGATGTACACCAAATGTGTAATATCCCAATCGCGGATCTGCTGGACAATGATTACTCATTAGAGTCATATCCATTTTTTTCTGTCCTTTGTATGAACCCATAATATCTCCTTTAATATATACATTATCGTATATATTTATTTATCAGATAAATGAATTTTAAGAAATCTATTTGGTAAGTTTGAGTATTTGTTGTTTAGTCCAAGTAAGAGCAGGAGTGCTTCCCCATAACTCATAAGCAAGTATTGATTTTGAATTTTCTCTTGTTTTACCTTGTGCTTTTGCTCTTTTGTAGTTCTCTCTTGCTCTAAGCAAATAACTACGCATACGGATTAGTGTTTGTAGAGATACATTTTCGCCCTTTGCTAATTGATTAGCCCTTGCTAACCCTACGAGCGTTCCTGCTTGACGGCTTTTGGGTAAAGTTTGTCTTACTTCCAGTGCCTTACGAGCTATTTTTCTAATATTTGCAGGTGCTACTGGCATTATTTGGTCCGTTTGGTGCGTTTGGTTTGATTGATTACTTTTACTTTGTGTTTTGGAGCACCTTTATAAACTTTAGGTTTACCGCCCTTAAATAGTTCACTTACACCTGTACTTGTTGTAGCCATAACTTACATCACCATACTTGCTATAGTGGCTCCTAATGTTGATATTGTGAGTAACACAAGACCCCATATTCGATTGTCTAAGCGATCTAATCTTGTTTCAAAATATTTTCTGTTGTCTTTGACATCTTCTTCGAGTATGCCCATGGACTTCTCAATGTGTGCCAAGTGATTGTTTTTGATCTGCTCAATCTCTTTATGGAGTTCTTGTGTTGTTATTCTTTTAGCCATTTTACATTCCTAACATATCTTTAATTTTTTGTTTGCATTTTGCATAACCGTCTTTAATCTTCGTCCACATAACCTATACTCTCTCTGATTTTAGTTAATTTAGCCCTACTTTGTTGAATAAGACATTCGATATGTGTACTGTCTCCGCCTTCTGCAGGATGACTCCATAGCCATTCTGAATGTGTTTGTTGTGCATTTAGTTCGTCACACTTTGTACTTAACCAATCCACAGTTGCTCCTGGGAATGTGTAAACACAGGCTTCATACTTACTGGCTCTAAATAAACTACTCCAAGTAGGTAAGCAATTTTCCTTTGTTTGCACTACAAGTATTTTATCCATTAACTTGTAACTCCAAGGACATACTCCTCTGATTTTAGAGAAGTATTTGACCCAAGAACTATCCTCTTTTGCTACCTTTGCCTTTACCACCTTTCTTTTTCTTTTTCTTCATTCCGCCTCTTTGACCTGGCATAATATTCTCCCTTATGTTATTACTGCTCCTTGAGCTATATTTCTCCAGTTAGTTCCGTCATAATATGCAACTAAATTATCTGTGCTGTTATATACAACTTCACCTGCTGTTAAACCTGTTAATGCTAATATTTCTGTATTACTGTATGATTTTAATTGTAATCTATCTCTGATTATAACATCATCTGCTGTTAAAGTATTTAGATTACTGATACTGTTACTAAAGAATCCTACACTATCTGATGCTGATTGTAATACACCACCGTCAGTATTACCGCCTACATCAGGGAAGAAATAATTTCCTCCACCAAATCCAGCATCACTGAATCTCGCTGATGTAAATGATATGGTTCCACCGCTTGTGTATGAGAATATTTGATCTGCAAATAGGGCATTAGCGGCTTTTACATCATTATCTGCATTTAGATCTTGGTTTACTACTATATTACCCTGTGTTTCTATATTAGCAGTTACTACATTAGCACTTAGGAAGTTCTCAACATCCACATTACCATATGTTCCGCCTGTGCCACCAATTGTAATAGTGTCTGTAGCCGCATCTGCTGTGATTGTGATAGCACCTGCCGCCACTAGGTTAAGTGTATCTGTTGAACTTTCTGCTACTACGGTGTTTCCGCCTGATACTGCTATTGATTCGAACGAATTAACTGAACCACCTATACCTGAGATGTTTGTTCCATCACCATACAAGTATGTTCCTATAACATTAGCACCTGATATGTTACCTTGTGTTGTAAATACACCATCTACATTAATTGTTGCTGTAGGTGTTCCGTCTTTGTCTGTATCACTACAACCAAATTGCATTTCACCATTTGCACGCCATTTAGTTATTCTTTTTTCACTGAATCTATCTACTGTATCTTCATTGATGATTAATTCTAAACCTACTGGTTGTGCTGTGGCTACTACATTTGCATTACCGTCTGTAAAATTCTCTGTTCCAGTTGCTACTTGAACTGGTAATGTTCTATCTTCATCATAATACAATTCGTAGTATATATTAGGGCTACTACTACCTTGGTCCACATAGAATGCTTGGCCATTTAGTGATGTTAAATTAGCATTTGTTGTGCCATCCAAAACAAAGATAGTTCCGTCATTGTATCTTATGGTTCCATCTGTAAATCTTAATCTGTCTCCTGTTGAGCCACCTCGAGCTTCTAATGTGTTTACTGGTATATGATTTATTAGATAATCACCATCTGCAAACGATGATATTTCCACACCACCTGTTGTTGCAAATGAACCACCATAAGTATCTGAGAATGCCGCATTTCCTGTAGGGTCAGCATTTTCTCTCCAACCATAATGATACCATTGTCCTATGTGTTCACCGGTATTGACAAATCTAGGAGCAGTTATTAGACCTTCTGCTCTACGCATTCTTATGTCATTAGCACTTGGACCATCATCATATTCGTCCATATATATCTGAGACTTTGTGCCACCACTTGATACTATATGTAATGCTCTTTCTGGTGTTTCAGTTCCTAAACCCAAGTAGTGATTAGTAGAATCATATGTTAAACCTAATAGACCACTTGCATTTGAACTGGGATCAAGTTGTAAATTACCAGTTGTTTTAATGTTTTGTGTTAGACTGTCTAATCCTAT